TTCATATTTATAATTTTATTATATCCACTTTGACTTACATAATTTGATGAATTTTTACCATTTTCAAAATAACCATTCTTTATTAAATTATTATCGGATTTATTTGATGATGAATTTGAAAAATTTTCAAAATATATATTTTTATTATTCATAAATTCATTTTCTGTATTCATAAATTCATTTTCTGTATTCATAAATTCATTTTCTGTATTCATAAATTCATTTTTATTATTCATAAATTTGTTAAAATTTTCTTGTGTTATAACTTTTTTTTCTTTAAATAAATATTTTATCATAAGTAAGAAAAAAATTACTAAAAATATTATAAAAAATATAATTAAATAATTAGTCATTATCTATTTAATTATATATAAGATATATTTTTTTATAAAAACAATTAATTTATTATAAGAAAATACATTTTTACTAAGTTTATATTTATTTATGTTAAAAAAGGAAATATTGATGAAAAATTAAAGATTGTTAAATCATTTAAATTACTTAGTTTAGTTTCAACATAAGTCATTTTATAATGATTATTTGTTATTTCTCTTACACTATTTAAATCGTTATATTCAAAATCTGGATCAACCATGTCACTTGCATTTGATTTTAATTCTAAATAATTTTTTGGAGATTTTAATAATTCTGGTTTAGTATAGTCATATGATTTTTCTATTCTATCTAATTTATAAAAATATAATATTGTTGATTTTGGTTTAAAAAATTTGCTTAAAGAATTTGCATTTTTATCATCTGCAAATGAAGAAATAACAATTTCTGATGGGATCGAACCATTATCAACTGCATCAATCATTATTGGAGGACTATTTCTAGTTATAATTTCATTTTTGGTTGGACTTTCAAAAATTCTCTGAATTGAAAATTTAAGTTTTCCTTGATATTTTGAATTAATTATTTGTAATTTATCATCATTAGTTTGTCCAAAATTAAAATACATATAATTATTTGAAAATTTATAACCACCTATTAATACATTATATGTATTAAAATCAAAATTTGGAGGAGGTTGTCCAACTAAAAAATTTTTAGATTTAATTATTGAATAAATATCTGGTGAAACTTTACCGTCAAATACTTTATATGATATATATTTAGTTAATAAAGTATTACTTGAATACATTGATACTACTGCTGTAAATGTTTCAGAATTTTTATATGGTTTATTATCTAGTTTATCACTATTAAACTTATTTAAAAATTTCATATGTAAATTCAAAAGTTTAGAATTTTGAGATTGTGCAACTAAATTTTCATTTAATAAAATAAGTATATTATATATTTCACCTTCAATATCTATAGTGCCAAAATTCGGAGTTTTTGTATCAACACTAAATATTTCATTTGTACTAATAGTCATTAATTTAGTTACACTATAATCTGAATTAACTTCAGTATTTAATGTTGTCCACGTTCCATTTAATATAGTTTTCGTAAAGCTTGAATTAGTTAATGCATTATTTATTATTTGATTTTTTGATTTTTCTAAAAATTGATCATTATTAATTTTATTTTCTGTAAAATTATTTGAAAATTTTTCAATAGAATCATTTAATTTTTTATTTTTTAGATTATTTACTATTGCAAAAATAACAAGCAAAGAAAAAATTATAATTAAAATAGGGAATATAATTTTATTTGTCATATATATTAAATAAATATAATTTTTTATAAAAAATTAAAGACTTATTTTATTTAATAGATCCGGCATTTCATTTAAATTACTTAAAGAAAATCCAATTATTAACCATTTACCATTATCTGCTGGTTTAGAACTTAATTTGACTACATTTGAATTATTAGAAAATCCTGTATGATCTGATGCTGGTAATAAAAATAAATTATTTGCAGTTTTTAAATTCCCTGAAATTAAAACAGTTGTTCCTTTACTGCTTTTTTTTTCCTTTAATACAGTTGGATTTTGTAACATAAACTTTTGAGAATTTCCTCCATTAAAAAGAGAAAGATTTAATTGTCCATTATTATAATTTACATATTTTACATAAGTACTATAATCATTAAATGTACTTAATGTAAAATTACATGGTGATGATTTATTTAAATTAACACCTTTATTAATCTGCCATATACATGGAATTAATTTATCACCACCTTTTTTAAATTTTGGTAATTTTCTATTTTTTTTTGGGTCAGGTGTTTCATCTTTATTAATAAATTTTTGTGCATAATTAATTCCATTATCATAAACAGATTTAGGGTTATTTCCCGAATTATTATTTTCCATAAAATTAGTTAAAGATAATGCTTTATCAATATCTATACCTTTATTTTTAATTAATGCATTTCTATATGTATTTAGTATTCCTAAATTATTATTTGGATCATTTAATTTTTTATCAATAATATCATATTGTAATGTTAAACTATTTTCATCAGTATTTGGACCAAAGAATTGATAATTTAATGTTTGAACATCTCTTAAATCAGATACATAACACATTATACAAGCATTACAATCACTAAAATATTCTAAATATGAACAATCATCTAACATACTCCCTTTAGATGCTAATAGACCTTTCATTGGCATGAAATTCATGTAATCAAAAACTTTTTCAAGGGGTTGACATTTTGCATAACTTCCAGGTGTATTTGATATTACACATGTTGGGTCCTCTTTACATGTAAGATCTGTGTCAGAAGTTGGAGTACCGCATGCATTTGGTCCACCATCCCATGCTGTTGCATCTAATCCTATATCATTAATATTGCACCTTGTCCCTCCACTACAATAATCTACTGTATGAATATATGTACTTTTTTCAACATTTGGAAGGGATGTATTATTTGGTGATATACTATTTATATATGAATTACTATTTGATGTATTTGATTTTATTTTAGTTAATGTAATTGTAGTTGAATTTGAATATAATGTTAATTCTTTTTCATTTATTCTACCTGATAATCCATTTACTCCTAAATTAAGTCCAGAATTTGTATAATTATTACATATAACTTCCTTTAATATAAAAAAAGTTTTATCACTATTTAATTCTCCTCTTCCTAAAAATGAATCATTGTAACATCCAGTACTACTTTCAGTTAATTTAATAGAAGTATTAAAAGTTTTTGTTATGGTGCTTGCGTCAGAAGATCCAACAGTCGCTGTATAATACTCTGTTTTATCATTATTATATATATTTATAATAATATTTTGACCCCATCCACTATTGTCTAATTTTGTAACTGTTATAGAACATTTATATTCATCCATATATTTTGTTGTAATACTAAATTCAGATGGATTAATTGTTGGAGATACTTCATAATAATTTCCAATTTCAGAAGTTCTTGATTCATTATTTGTTATTGTTTGATCTAATGAACTTTCGCTTAAAAATATTATTAGATTATCATTTTTTTCAATAAAATTAGCATACATAGAAGAACTATTAGATTGCCATAATCCATCCCATTTTTGATTATTTAATGTATTTCCTCCAATAATTCTATTAAATTTATTTTTATTTGTCATATATGAATCTGAATTAATAGTATCCTGAAAATATGTACTTAATGAACCTTGAGTATAATTACTACGTTGAGTATAATTACTACTTTGTGAATCACTATCGTCAAAACTTTCTAATATATTATCATATTGAATATTCCTATAGTAAAGGTATAAAATGGATAAAACAATTAGTATTACCAAAATTATTAATAATAAATTCATTTATATATAAAATATATATATAAAAAAATATTATAAAAAATAAATTATTTTATAGATTATATGGTTCCGGTTCAGAATCACCTGATTTATATTCTGTCCAAGGAGTATTAATCATTAATGGACATACTTCTGTTTTTCCTTTATATTTTTTTGAATTAATTAATTCATTTAATGGTTGAGGAATTTCATTGAATGACTTTCTAATATCTTTAGTTGGAATATAATAATCTGGTTCATTTGTCCAAGCACTTGATCCATATATCCAATCACTATTTGTATGTATTCTTTCATTATTGAAATCTCCTAAATTTTTACTTTTATTTTTTTCTTTTAATTTTGAATCACTGTTTTTTTCATTTCCATTATTTCTTTCACTATTATTTTTTTCACTATTATTATCTAATTCATTTATACTATTTTGTGCATTATAACTTATATTAATATTTAATGGACCATATCCAGAAGCATTATTTGGTATTGGTGGATTCATTATAAATTTATTTAAATTTGGTTTAGTTTCTGAAGTACTATGTATTTCTTCTTCAATTATATTATTTTCTTCTTCTAATAAATTATTATGAAGTTTATATAATTTTTGTGATTCTTCTTCAATTATATTATTTTCTTCTTGGAACATATTATTATTTTTTTTAAATATATTATTTTCTTCTTGGAATATATTGTTTTCTTCTTGGAATATATTGTTTTCTTCTTGAAGTATATTGTTTTCTTCTTGAAATATATTATTATTTTTTTTAAATATATTATTTTCTTCTCCTAATATATTATTTTCTTCTTCTAATAATTTTTTTCTATTAAATTGCATTTCACCCTCTTCTTGATTATATTCTTCATTTATATCACTTAATTCATCATTACTAAAGTTATTATTAATAAAATTATTATTATAATAATTATTATAATTTTCTTTATTTTTTATATTTCCTAAATAATAAAAAAGTATATAAAATATTAAAGAAATTATTATTAATAATAAAATAAATTTTGTATTAAATTCTCTATTATAGTAGTATGAAATAATAAAACCAAATAAAATGGAAAAAATTATAAATATATTTTTTTTATCTAACATATTATATTATTATATAATATATAATATTATGAAATTAAATAAAAATAATAATGATAAAAATTCTCTATATAAAGATATTTATGGCGAAGAAGTATCTGTTTTAGAATTAACATTAAAAGATTTTACATATAAAAATGATAAATTATATATTAATAATGATTATTTTGTTGAAAAAAAAGGACTTATTATATTTTATGCTCCTTGGTGTAAACATTGTAAAACAATATCAGATTTATTTATTAATTTAGCATTGTCTAATATTAATATATTTAATTTCGGTGCAGTTAATTCTGAAAACTTAGATGGTAAAAATGATATATTATGTAATTATGCGAATATAAAAAAACTTCCTACGATAAAATATATTAATCAAAATGGTGAATTAATTGATTATCCATTTAAATATGATGCTGATAATTTAATATATTATATTAATACTAATATATAAATTATTTACATATAATATTATTTAATAAATCTGAATTTTCTATATACCAATCCTTAAATTCATTGGGAGTTTTTATATTTATAAAATTAACATTTTTTATTATTTTTTTTAAATTTTTTCTTATATTTACATCTGGATATAAATTACAAAAATTTATAAAAAAATTATATATTTGATCATATTTATACAATGACATCATTTTATAATCTAAATTTTTATATACAATATCCACAAAAAAAAATATTTCACAATGTTTTAT